GTCTTATTTGCATATACCGTGAAATTTTCTTCCATTGTGTTCCAGTGACTCGACTAAGTTTTACCCCCTTTTCTGTGTGGTGGGAACAGTTCACACCCCCAGGAAATCAGTACTTAATTGTCCAGTCTCCCTTCGACCCCTTCATTATTTCAAAGTCAAACTTTTTGGGCTTTTCAGAGTCCGTGTTGTCAAAGAATTTACCGGAGAAGGACTTTCCGTCGGGGGACTGTAGGTAGCTGTTACTTGCGTTCGGGGGATTTCCGTCTTTGTCCGTAACATTTGACACACCGTCGAGGTAGACAGAGGAAATTACCTTTTTAAGGAAAAGCTCTATCTTGTTTGACATGTTGCCCGTTTCGGCAAAGCTGAGATCAAAGTCGAGTTCGCTGAAGCTGAGACCCTCGCCGCAAGAGTCGTGGAGAAGCTTTTCTGCCTGGACTTCAAGGATGCTGTCTTTCGCGGGCCAATCCGAATCCTGAGTGTAAATTAGACGCTCAACAACCTCGGAAAATTCCTCGTAGGTTTTCTCAGAGAGTGTGACACGGTTGAGTAGATTCAAGAGTGACACAGAACCGTCGGAGTAGTCGTGGGAGAGGCCCTCAACGTAGCTGTTCGGAATAGAAGCAAGGTCCCCCCTCGAAGCTTCCCACAGCATATCTGCTACTTTTCTTGCGTTATTCTCAAAGTTTTCGTCCCTTGCGAACGAGGGATTGCGGTCCATGGCCATTATCGGTTGAGTGATTCTTACAGATTATTTTACCCTCTGCCCCCCTTTTTTTAGACACTCAAAGTGTACCAACCTTTATCCCACAGACTATCCAAGTCGGAGAATATCCGAGCATACTTCTTTCCGCACGCGTCAAGGCTGTACTTTGCTGCCGAAATCTCGTATATCCTCTTGCGGTCCAGGCTCCCTGCGCTTTGCAAAGCATTCACCCAATCTTGGAGAGTGTGACATCGAAACCCGGTAACACCCTCGATAACGGTCTCTGTGAAAGCACCGTAGTCGACGGAGACTAACGGAGTACCGCATAACATTCCTTCGACTCCGGAACCGCCAAACGGCTCTGTAAAAATAGTTGGCATTAAGCAGGCACGTGCGTTTCTCAGGAAAGTACTACGTTCTTTGCCCTTAAGTGGTCCTACGTACTCAATATTAGGGTGTTCCCAGGGTGTTGGGTCTCCTTGGCCAGCTAGGCGGATTTTCCACGGGCTGTAGTCTGCGAGTGCCTTGATTGTGTCAAGACCTTTCAAGGGGGTTATTCTTCCCAGGAACGCGAGATAGTCGCCGCTTTCGAATGAGGGTTCCCACTCGCTTGTGTCAAAATAATTGGGAATAACCCACTCGTAGTTCTCACCGTTTCGTCCCTCTTTCCCTTGGTGATAGTGCATCCAGGCGTATGATTCAAAGATTTTTTTCGTTCCAACCAGGGTTGTAGGGTAGCCAATACCGGTTTCAACGTGTGTGTTGGACGGGAACTCACTCAGTAGGGTCGAATGGGCGTGGCCGAAGGGGTGGCAGATAATGTCGCGGGGTTTTACACGGTCGTGAAGCGAGGGAATTAAACGAGACTCGAATAGTCGGTGACCCTCTGTTCCAATTGTGGCGTCGTCTCCGTGGAAGCTCCGGTTGTCGCGGTTGCCGTATAATCTGTCAAATTCATCTGCCGTTAGCATTGTCACATGCTCAGAGGCGTTCGCCTCAGAACCGTAGTTGGAATACTCAATAACATTGTAACCCTGTACCATCATCATTTTCGGAAAGCGCATAGCCTTTCCGGTGAACGCGCAGTGGCTATATTGTTGGGTGGGCAGGGTGTGAAAAATTCCGATGAGGTGGAGAGTTGGTTTCATTTTATTTATGGTGTTACCCCTATAGAACTAGTATAGCGTAAACCTGCGGACGTAAAGAATTTACGGGAGGGTAGGGTTTTATGCGCTTGTCGACCCCTGGACGATCGCCGCAATCTGGGCTCGGGTCAGATCAGAGGCGGGCTATTGCGGTAGGGATGACTGGAGGGCAAATTGGCTTGAAGCCCCCACTCGTGCGCGAGGTATCCTTCAATATTCAAAACATCTTGGAGAGTGGGCAGAAAAAGCGTAATTATCACCTCTGAAAGTTTCCCCCGCCAGCCCCGGTTGGTTTCGGCTCTGTCATTCCCTATCCACATTGTGCTTTTGTTGGCATTCATTGTAACCTTGTCCGCCCACAAAAATGGGGACGAAATCGTGGGCAGCGGGGTTGTAATGGGATCGTTGCCATTTAGGGAGACCTGACGCGCCCCAAACCACTGGTTTGAGACCTCCGTAAGAAAAAGATCATTATTCCCAGAGAACGGAAATGACAGTATTCCGCTGTAACCTGTAAACGGATTTGGGCCTTCCCACTGAGCAACACCAAAGCTTCTGACCGGGTTAAATGCTGCGCCCGTCCAGGTCATCCTATTGTTATTGATCGCGGCTCCCCAATTCATCGTGGGTCGATTATTGAGCCCGTTTGCAACATAGGTTGGTCGCTGCGTAGAAGTTGCAGTGACATGTCGCCCACCGCCGCTCTTGTCTCGCCAGTCGGTGACTGCGCTGGCGGTCACCGTTGTGTAAGTGGACGGGTCGGCGGCGGTGAGCCAAACCACAGACGTGCCAAACACCGTAGGGGTCCAGCGGGTACCGCCCCCGCTGGGGGGCCTTCTCCGTTGCACAGTAATCACTGGTCGCACCTCGCGGTTAGGTTTTCCATCGGCAGGGGTGATCCAAGGGGGTGGAAGACGTATTCCATCACTGCTCGATTGCATTAACCCAACCCGAAATGGTCTCCCCTGTTTCAGGGTTAACTCCGGCCATTTTGCTGAAAGGCCAGTCGTCTATGTTACCGGACTCTCCTGCTTCTTCAATTGTAGCGTATAATTGTGCAAGACGTGCGTCGTTATGAAAAGACGCTTGAAGCAACCTTTCATGACGTTCAATTAAGGATACGTAGTGATCCAAAAGATTATTGGCGGCCACCTGCTCTTTTGCGTAGTTTAGCTTTTCGGTGTAACCGTTCTCCTGAGGCCACAATTGAGCGTTGTTTTGATCAGCGTACCCCTTGGCCAGTGCCCTCAGCTCAGCTTTGCTGCGTCGCTTAAGCGTTCGGGTCTCTTCGTACGTCCCTTGAGGGTGGCCGACTGGCGGTTTCGGGGAAATAGGATTTAAAGCTCGACCGCTATTTTCACTGTCAACAAAACGCAACTCAGTGTCAAATGGCGCTGCAAAAAATGGAACTACCCTAAAAAACTCCTCATTAAAGTCATGAACCTCGCCTCTGAGGGTGGGCCAACGATTCCCGCTAGGGTTGTTGATTTGCCCATTGCTAACGTTCACAAATAAGGCAACGCTCTGGCCTTCATCTGGGCCGTCGGAGAAGTACTCGACGCCAGTCGTAGGATTGATAGTAGTGTTCATGAGATCAGGTGTAACGAATGGTTGCGGTGAAAATGTGACCGGACGACCCGGTGCCAATCTGAACTAGGTCGACGCCTAAAGTGTCCCCGGCGACGAGAGTTAAAGGCGGTGCAAGGGTGCCACTAACGTCTACGTATATGCCCGTGGTTGCAGGTAAAGATGCGTTAGCTGTGAGTAGGTTGGTTCGAGTACCACTGCGACGGGCGTAGAACATCGCCTGACTGCTGCCACTGGTTGATGGCGCGGTGGGATTAAGCTCCCAAAAAGCACCCGCCACAGTACAAGAACGTTGCACTGTCGTCTCAACATAGTTGGTAGCAGGGGTGGCGGTTTCGCCTTTGTTGCTGATAACAAACTTAAGGGTGTCGGTGAACTGCAGGGAACCAGCGTTGATTGAGAGGCTGCCTCCCAACGCGGCTCCAGCAGGTGAACCAGCGTTGTTGTAAATTACTTGACCCGTGGAACCGGCGATGGGGCCAGTTGCCCCCGTGGCTCCATTTGTCCCCGCCCCTGTTGCCCCAGTAGCCCCAGCTACTCCAATGCCTGTCGCCCCCGTGGCCCCCGTGACCCCGCCTATTCCCACCCCGGTTGCACCAACAGCCCCAGTTGCTCCAATCGTTCCTGCTACTCCCGTCGCCCCGGTTACTCCGGCTCCAGTTGCTCCAACAACCCCTGTTGCTCCAGTGGCCCCAGCTACTCCAACGCCTGTTGCTCCAGTGGCCCCTGCTACTTCAGCCCCTGTTGCACCAACAGCCCCTGTTGCTCCAGTGGCCCCAGCTACTCCAACGCCTGTTGCCCCAGTGACCCCTGCTACTCCAGCCCCTGTTGCACCAACAGCCCCTGTTGCTCCAGTGGCCCCAGCTACTCCAGCCCCTGTTGCACCAACAGCCCCTGTTGCTCCAGTGGCCCCAGCTACTCCAGCCCCGGTTGCACCAACAACCCCTGTTGCTCCAGTGGCCCCAGCTACTCCAGCCCCGGTTGCACCAACAACCCCTGTTGCTCCAGTGGCCCCAGCTACTCCAGCCCCGGTTGCACCAACAGCCCCGGGTGCGCCAGTGGCCCCAGCTACTCCAACGCCTGTTGCTCCAGTGGCCCCAGCTACTCCAGCCCCGGTTGCTCCAACAGCCCCAGTTGCTCCAATCGTTCCAGCTACCCCAGTTGCTCCTGTTGTTCCCGCTCCTGTTGCTCCAACAGCCCCTGTTGCTCCAGTGGCCCCTGCTACTCCAACGCCTGTTGCTCCAGTGACCCCTGCTACTCCAGCCCCTGTTGCACCAACAGCCCCTGTTGCTCCAGTGGCCCCAGCTACTCCAACGCCTGTTGCTCCAGTGGCCCCAGCTACTCCAGCCCCGGTTGCACCAACAGCCCCTGTTGCACCAACAGCCCCTGCTACTCCAGCCCCTGTTGCACCAACAGCCCCTGTTGCTCCAGTGGCCCCAGCTACTCCAACGCCTGTTGCTCCAGTGGCCCCAGCTACTCCAGCCCCGGTTGCACCAACAGCCCCTGTTGC